CGTTTGAGGTAAACGCAGATACTCCTGGGTCAGTTGCTTCCGCATTGGTTAAGTTTGCATACAATATTTTGTTGACGCCGCGCACAGCATCAAACAAACCATGATTCTCTGCGATGTTTCTGCTTTTGCCCCAAACCAGATCGGGTTGCATTCCACCACTGTTGACAATGCTTTGTGTGCCGCCATTTCCAGAATACAGCGTAGCATCAAACCACTGGTTCCCCTTCAAGATGCTAGGCGCTGGCAAGTTCTGCGTGTTAAGAGCTTTGAAGCCTGTGGGTGGCGTGTAAGCGAAGGGGCGTTGACCGAAGTTGACCGAACCAGCACCAGACGCATCACGGAACCACACATGAGGGAACATTGGCGCAGTCACCCCGCCGGTGATTGTCACTGTCGAGATGAGCGTGTTGTTCTTGTAGCAAGCCAACGTGCCAGCTCCACAGTCAAGAGCCATTCCAATCACATCACCTGTTGTCCATGTGGCAAAACCTGATGTGTTTGAGCCTTGGTTGTAAATGTCGCCAGTAGAACGGTAACCGTTGAATGAATTTCCGCCAGCGAATGTCTGAATGAAACCAAACAAGTCACCAGTGCCGTTCACTGCTGTTGCAATGTATTCGCAATACCATTTGCCAGTTGTGACACCAATGGTTCCGACAGAAGATGTTTGCACAGAACCACCAGCGGCAGTTACTGTCAGATTCCCGTTGCTGAGTGTTGGAGCCGTTCCTGTTGAGCTAGATGAAATACTTGTCTGTGGAGAAAACAAAGGGTTCATCACGCAGTAGTTCGCCGCAGTTGCGCTAGTCAACGTGGGAACATCTGTCATGCTGTCGTAGGTCACACCTGAAGTAACAGAGATGTTGTTCGGTGTCCAGTTGTTACCGTTGCCTGAGTAGTCCTTGCCGATGGTCGTAGCAGTGTTGTTACTGTTATCAGAGAAGTTCAGATAAAAGCCGTTAGTGCCGTATGTGCCAGCGTACTTCTTGGGCTTCCACACGCCTGTGACTGCATCGGTTTCACCGAAGCTGCTTGGGGTCAGAGCTTGACCGTCGATAAAGTTGGTTTCGGTCATGTACCCATCAAAGTACCTAGCCGACGAGCTGTTCCCACCAAGATTGTGAGCCACAGCAGAGTTAAACGATGGCGTGTAATTCAACGAAGGATATGAAGCCGTAGCAAACGCAGTAACTTGCACGCCGTTCACATAAATCTTCACACGGTTTGACGCTGTAGCTTGTGTTGTATCTACCGCAACGACGATGTGGTACCACGCTGATGGGTCGCGGAATACTTGTGAAACAACCACGTTACATTGAGCGCCAGCCGCCATGTTGAGGGCGAGTTCGTCGGTGTATGTTGCTGAGTAAAACAGCAATTCATCAGCAGATGTACCCAACAGGTTTGGGTACGAGTACGTTGAACCCAAAGCGCCACGCTTAATCCAACTGGAAAAAGTAAAAATCTTGTTGTTGGTTGGGGTGGTAAGCGTCTTGCTGAAATAGGCTGTAGCAGAAGCACGCAGACGCACAGAGCGGCTGATTTGATAGCCCTCTGGTGTCAGTAACAGGTTTTGGTTAATTACGCTCATGCTTTAACTCCAACACAGAAATCACGAGCATTGCCCATGAAATTATGCTTTGCCATTCTATGATGGAAAGCCTGATAACTTTGATTCAAAATTTTTGCAGCGTCAACCAATAAAACACAAGCACCATCAAGCATTACATATCTTGTTGAACGCTTGTTCTTATTTTGCTCAATTCTTGTAGCCCAACGACAGTTTAACGGCTCATAGTTACCATCATTATTTATGCGCTCCAAAAACATCCCGTCTGGTCGCTCACCCATGTCATCAAGATAGCTCTTGAAATCAAACCATCTTTCACAAACTTTTATTCCACGAGCGCCATAATCTTTAAATGATTTGTCTTTTTCGTTATAGCAACGCTTGTGCATCGCCATAAATGAGCGATATTGTGGATGTTGACGAGCGCCTTTAAAGTATGTTTTTTTCATTACTTAACATCGCCAATCAAACGTGCAGTGATACGGGTAGAAGATTCAACGTAGTATGCCAGCACATCGACAGCCGATGCAGTTGTTGTCAATGATGGAGCTGTGCCAGAAGCAAACTTGAAGTAGCTTCCATAGGCCAAGGTGCGTGAGCCTGTACCATCTTGAGTGATGACGATGACACCTGATTGACCAGCAGTTAAGTTGGTTGGGTTAGCCAATGTACGGTTGCCGCCAATGGTCAAGCTGAAATTGTTAGCAGCAGCAAAGTCAGGAGTAATCGTTGCACCATCTGTCAGTGATGTGATTGAACCACGTTGAGCAGCAGTAAATGATTGAGCCGAAGCAAGAGCTGCTGCACCCAAGTTACTACGAGCCGTGGCTGCGTTTGCAACGTCTGAAAGGTTGCTGGCTTTTGCCAACTTCTCTGTATCGACTTCCTCAATGGCAGCTTGCACAGTTGTTGCAGCGACACCACCAGCAGGAGTGAAGCCAATGCTTGACGCAACACCTTGAACATAAGCCGCAACCCATGCGCTACCAGTGTATAAACGCATCACACCAGACACGCTATTGAAATAGATTGCACCAGCCACAAGAGCATTTCCATCATTATCTACCGATGGATCGCTTGTCTTGCTTCCAAGGTAACGATCATCAAAGCTGTCATACACAGCAAGAACTTGATCTCGTGCAGTTTCAGCAGCGGTCTGAGCAGTCTGAGCATCAGTTGCAGAAGATGCAGCAGCAGCAGCATTTTCTTCAGCATTTTGAATGTCAGTAATGTTTGATGCCACTGTGCTTACAGCAGAAGAAATACCAGCCACTGTAGTGACGTTTCCTGCAATGCCAGCAACCGTGCTTACGTCAGCAATATCATCAGCCACTGTGTTGACATCAGCAATGCTGTCAGCAACTGTGTTGATGTTTTCAGATTGCTCAATGACAGTAACCATTGCATCAAGTGCTGGACCGTTTACTGGATCACCAGTAGTTGAATCAAATGCCAGAACCTTACCTTTACGGCTGGACTTAATTGGCAATGTCATATTGACATCAGTGGGGTCAGTAATTGCAGCCTTCAAGCCACGACCAGCTTCTTCCTTGATCTGCTGTGCAAAGATCACCAAGCTATCAAACTCATCGTTCAAACTGTTGGCAAACAAATCACCACCAGTAACAAAGTCTGTAGAGCGTTTGACAGAACGATTACCAACCAATGTAATAGTGTCACTACCAGTAGCCGCAGACACAAGCGTTACCGATCCAGTACCGTTTGAGTTGATTGTTACTGTGTAGTTTGTGGTCAATGTCAACAGAGTTGTGTTCTTATACACAGCAATGTCAGTATTAGCCAGCACTTCAAAGCTAAAGCTATATGGACCAGTACCAGCAGAGCCAGAGTACACAACTCGGCGGGTTACATCAGAGATTGGATACGACATTACTTAGCTCCCATTCCGTATTCTTTAAGTTTAGCGGCCTTTTCTTCAATCCGCTTACGAATTGCAGGACCAAACTTAGGGTCTTGCAACAACAAATCTTTAGCACCAGGCTGACCCTGACCGCCATTGAAAACAGCATCATCAACGCCTTTGATGGCCTTCTGATAGTGATAGATATTGCCCTTGTCATAGATTGGCTTGATGTAATCAACCATCGCTTGCAGTTGCCCCTCAAGATTCAAGCCATTCTTGTCATTGGCAATCTGAAGCATACGGTTGTACTCTGGAACCGTCAACTTTGTGTCAGCACTAATTCCAGTGTTGGGGTCTTTCATGCTGACAGACATAGATGGCATTGAAGGTACAGCACCCATCTGAATCAAGGCTTGGTCAATAGGACGCTTCTTGCCTTCAGAAATACGCAGTGGCGACCATGTGTTCTCATACTCAACAGGCTCACTCCAATAATTCAACTTTGGAGGCAATGAGTCAGACATACCTGGTGTTTCAGACTTCAGCTTGTTGACAGCTTCCATCATTCCTTTCAAGCCAGCAGGCAAGTTTGGATCAGGACGATAGTCACGACGAACTGGGTCAATCTTTTCTTTAAGGCTGACGGATGTACGGCTCTCAATGATTGGAGTTACTGCCTTGCCAACTGTGTACGTTGCTGTCTTGGCAATACCGTTAATCATGGTAATGAAGTTCTCTTTGTTGTTTGGAATGTGTCCACCCATCAAAGTAGCAATGTTTGAAACACCAGTCAGGAACGGATGTTCCATCATGTAGTTTGCAAAGCCAAAGGCCATACCACCAGCAAAAGCGTTGATACGGCTGTCATCTTGCTCATATTTCACATAGTCAGCGTAGTCAGCAGACATACCCATCAAAGCGCCAACAGGTTCCATGCCTTGATATGACATGAAGACCTTGCCTTTGTAGTCACCAGAGCCATAGGTAACAGCCATAGGAACCTTAGACAGCGCTTGACGAATAGACTCATCAATATCAGCCATGTCAAAAGCCATGCTGTAAGCCTGCCAGCCCTGACGCTCCATGCCTTGACGCATAGCTTTGTCGCCAGGACCAGAGCCTGTGATTGAGCCATTGACAGCCATTGTGCTGAATGTAGACAAAGCAGCCGTACCCATACCAATCTTGGCTAGGGCCATGTCGCTTTCTTTTGTTCCACCTTTTGCAAGGTCAGTCCACAAGCCTTTGCTGAATATGCCAAGTGGAGTACGAGCAACAGTCTCAGCCATCACGTTGACAGGAACAGCCACGAATGGAATCTGTGAACGAGCGGCAAATCCAGCGGCGCTGTCTGGCTTGATGTTCTGCAAGTCAGCAGCCATACCTTCCATCTTCTGAGCAAAGATACCTTTGTCAGCGATCTTGGCAACGTAGTCTGGTGGCTCAATCATGAAGTTGTCAACAGCAGCTTTACGCGCCTTGTCAGCATCATCAGCAGTACCACCAGCAGTCAACACTTCATCGTATGTGCGTGTGCCAATGCGATAGGCTTCAGCACTCATCTCTGCTGTGTAGTTGGTAGCTCTGAAGAACTCGTCAGTAGCCATCAAGCTGCGACCAGGCAATGTGGTCACAAAGTTCATACCCTTAATGGCATTGGACAGCAACGAGCCATCAGCCCTAGTGTTAAACAATTCCATGCGAGACTGTTGACGGGCAATCTTTGTTGGATCAGCCCAACCCTTTGGAACACCAGTGTTCCAAGCATGAGCCATCATCTGCCAGCCACTGTTCAGGCCAGTAGGAATAGACGACAGCATCGCTGGAACTTCACCAAACAGATAGGCTTCTTCAGCACCCAAACCAACAGCGGTACGGGCAGAGCCAATGACAGATGCCACTGTACGCTCACCCATGCGCCAAGGCATAAAGATGGTGTTTGACAGCGTGTTCTTAACAACAGAGCCAAGACCAAGGATGTTGTTCACATAGACAGTGAACATCTTTTCCCAAGTGTTACCTTCTGCCATTGCCTTAATCATCTGAGCCTTACCTTCAGGAGTCTTAACCTCCAGATAGGCTTGAGCAAACTTGGTGATGTCAGTCTGGCTACCAAATGTCTCCATCAAGGAGGCAATGTCATCACTACTGTTGCGTGGAATACGCATAGCAGCCAACGATTGAGCAATGTTGGTTGTGTAACCTTTGACTTCTTGCTGGATCAGTTGAGCAAAAGCCATCGTTTGCAAAGCCTCTGCCTTGTCAACATCACTAGCTGTGCCATCTGCCACTTTTGTAAGCAAATTGTCAAGATGCTCCATCGCACCAATGTGGGCGCGACTAGCCAAGATGACGTTTTCAGGACTTACTTCTAGCTTACCGCTAGTCAAGTCATCAATAAACTTTGAGCCAAAGCCAGCAGCATCAGCGGCTTCTTCCCACTTGGCAAATGATCCACGCTTGGTTTCCACATTCTTAGCCAACACAAGCATGGTCTGCTTGATTGAGTCTGTGGTGTCCATCAATGGCATATTGAATGGCACTTCTGGGATTGTCTCGTCCACCATGCCAGCCATACTTGGCTTGTCAGCAATCACTTGCTCTGCGGTTGGCAGGCCATCTTTGGCCTTCTCAATCTTGCCAGCAATCTTGCCTTCTGACTTGGTAGCGATACCAGCATTGGTTGTGACTTTCTGCAAGTCAGCAATGTCAGCAGCGTCTTGTGCAGCCTTGGTAGGTGGAGGAGGAGCAGTCTTGCCAAGCTCCAATTTGCCAACAGCTTGAGTGACATCCTTGATGCCAGTGACAGCCTTTTCCACAAATTTACCCAAACCGCCAGGACCAGCGACTTGAACGCCTTGGTCTTGGAACTCTGGTTGTGGGGCAAGTGCAGCAAGCGGATCAGCAGTCTCAACTGACTGAGTAGATGCCAAATCCTCCCGACGAATCAGGTTTGCTGAGTCTTGCGTCAGTTCATTTAGACGCTGATCGAGTGGTGCGACCGCCATTATTTAGGCTCCTGCTGAGATGTAGACATTTTAGCCTTATATTCATCCAAATGCTCAAGTCCTTTTTTAACTTGAGTGGCTGTTTTATTGCTATCTCTAGAGGAAACAATGTCTTCTGGGTTTACATATTCACGACCAACCGTGAACAATTCACCATTCTTGTCGTAACCAAAGAATACGTTTTGCTTTTTAGGATTGGTAAATCCAGAAAGACGAGAACCATCCTTGAGTGTCAATGGATTCTTAAATCGAATCGACTCACCTTCTTGAGCAGTTTTGGCTTTAAACAATGTTTCTGTGAAGTCACTGACAACCATTTTTGGCGCATCTTCTGTAATCCCAAGACCTTTGACTGGCATACCAGTCTTTTCAGTCGCATTGATTACCATCTCTGCCGCTGTTGGAACCAACGATTTTGCACCTTTGGCAACAGCTTTTGCACCTTTAATAGCAACAGTAGGATCAGCAACCATTTGACCAACAAACTCACCAGCGCCAGCAGCGCCTTCACGAGCATTCTGCATCTCAGGACTCATGCCTGAATTGGTTGGAACGACTGGTCCAACATTGGCATCAAGCCACTTGCTGACATCATCGCTAGTCGGCGCAATAGTCTTCTGAGCCAAACCTTTAAGGAAAGCATCTAAAGCGCCTTCATCACCACCACGAGTGATTAGACCTTTGACACCTTGGTACAGTGACTCAATATCACCAGCAAATCCACCAACACCAGAGACAGTACCTTTAATACCACCAGCCGCCATGTCAGCAGCAAGCACTGGAAGGTTCTGTCCTACTTCGCTTTTCTGGCTACGCTTGCCCATGCCAGGCATTGTGAATGCAGGACCAGTATCAGTCATAGTTCCAGTAGGTCCAGCAGCAAGCTGAACATCTGGCTCTTGATAGGTAGTCTCTGTCCAGTTATTTAGCAATTCACGTTCGATGCTCATTGCTGTTCCTTATCTGATTTGATTTTTCTTAATTTCTTCTTGTTGCTTTTTCAACTCATCAATCAAGTCTTTGCTCAATGATTTGTATTGAGTGAAGTCAATCTGGTCAACAGGAACATTGGTGGGCATCGTAATGCCTTTTGCTTTAAGAGTTGTCTCAATTGCAGTAGTCGCAGCTTCTTGCTTTTGAGTTTTCTTAGTGTTGTCTTTGTCGGCATCAAACCTGCGGATAGCAGATTCAGCAGCTTCAACTGGAGTCTTGTATACCTTGACACCATTTGGATCAAGCGTATATGTTTGCAATTCAGTTGAGTACATTGACATCAATTTTGTCTCAATTGCACGGTTGTCTTGTGTAGCAAACATATTGTCTTTTGTGCCAGCACGAAGACGAATGATCTTATCAGCGTCTTTACCTTGGTCACTATTGATTGCAGTAATCAATGATGTGTACTGGTGAGGAGACAATTGATCTTGATAATTAACAGCATCTTGAGTGCTTTTAAGCGTCTTGCGATTTACTTGCTCAATCAACTGACCATACAACGTAGAGTTACCTGGTCCTTCAATTGGAGACATATATCGTCCAGCCTCCATCACAGGCACTTTACCCATGCGAACGCCTTGGTTCGTTATCTCTTGACGACGAGCCATTGATGTAGCAGGATTAACAAGCTCAAGACTAAGCACACGCCAGTTTTGGTCGTTAGCCAAATCTTCAGCACGTTTTCCAAGATCACGAGCAGTCTGCACATCAGAGAAGTATCCAATAGTATTTCGGCGTAGATCATTCTTTTGATCTTGGCTCAAACTGTTGTAGATTGGAGTAAGTTTGCCAAAATCACCTTTATCAAACTTTTGCACAGCAACACCTGGGCTTGGAGCAAACGTCTTATCGTTAGCCAAAGCCTGCAATGCACCAATCTTTGCCTTGTTGGAAATCTCAAGCGCTTTGGTGTAGTAGGTGTTGTCGCCATTCAGCTTACGAACAGACTCAGCATAAGGCTTCATCTCAGCAGCAATCATCAAACCAATGTCAACTGGTTTACCCGTATCAGGGTCAATGCTGCCAGACTGGTACTTGATGACATCCTCAATACGAGCAGACAAGCCGTTCAGTGATGTCTCATACTTGGCTTTTTCAATGCCAATAAAAGTATCACGCTCAATGTCAGAAATCTTCTTGAAGACAGTGTTTGCCATCGTAGCCATAGTGCCACGATGAGACAAGGAAACTTCTGGGCTTACAGCAACCATCAAAGCAGACTGACCATCCATCAGGTCAATCATCTTTTGCTTGGCTTGCTGCATTGTCAGATTACCAACTTGGAATTGGTTAGTGATGTTTGTCAGTTCGCTGCTGGCTTCCAATTGCAAGTCAGTAGACAAAGACTGAGCCAATGCCTTTTGATATGTGTCTTGGAACACGCGACCTGCACCCGCAACCTTCAAAGACTCAGGCTCTTTCATGGCAGTAACTAACTGCTCACGAGTAGGTGGGTTTTCAACAGCGTACTTGACAGCCTGTTTCTTAGCTTCTGTAGTCGCAGCATCTTCAGCATACGACAGCATACGGTCTAAGTTCTGAGACAGACTTGCAAAACCCTGTGATGCAACTTGCTGTGGTGCAGTGCTAATTTTTGGCAGATCAGCGACTTGCACACCCAATGATTGATAACGTGGTAAGTCAGCCATTATTCTTTGACCTTTCCAGGCGTAGCAACATTACTGCCGCGATAGTAAGCCATGCCAGCAGTAGATGCTGCATTAAGAACTCCAAACATTTCAGAAGAACTAGCAGCACCTTGCAGGCTTTGAGACTGAGCCAAGCCACCGTATAACGATGTCTCAGCGTTTGTCTTGGCTAGATTAAATTCTTCACCAGCTTTTTGAGCATTGACTTCTTGCAATGTCAAAGCACTTCCAGTATCAGGATTTACACCACCAGCCACAGCGCGAGCGCGAATAGTTGCAGCCAACTGGTTCTGTCTTTCAAGCACAGCGTTAGCTTGCTTGTTGTAATTCAAAGCACCTTGGCGACCTTGCAGTTCAGCTTGTTGCGCTTGCAATCCCATGCTCACACTTTGCTGCTGTGCAGAAGCCATCGCAGAAGCAGCCGATGCTGCCGCTGCGATATACATTGCGGTTGCTGCTTCCATTATGATCCTCCGTAAACAGACAGTTTGTACTCAAGTCCAAGCAACGTCATCTTTAACGGCAAGTCTTGACCAATTGTAATTTGTGCATCTTGGTCATATCCAAGAATACCGCCAACATTCTTTGTTCCTGTGAACGAAGGCATGGCATTGTCCAAAATGTCAGCAGTGTCCAATGTACGGATTGGAACCAAGTTTCCATTGATTGTCAGATGTTGAGTTTGATACAGCAAAGCATTGACTTCAATGATTCGCTTTACAAAGCCAGTACGAACACCAGCAGCCAAACGTGGTTCAACTGGCAAAGTCTTTACAGTAACCGTGAACGGAAGACCAACCTCGTAACTAGTAGAGCTTGCATGGTCAAACGTCACAGCGCCAGCACCGCTAACCGTCTCATCAGACAGCACGTTGCCATCACAAATGACATTCAATGCCTTGCCAATATGAGGAAGACTAGAAGCACCAGAAGCAGCGCCACCCGTAAAAGCGCAATCAGTGAACACAGAAGTGTCAAACACCTCGATGTAATACTTGTCAACGCTGTTGAAAGTTCGCTTAACCACGACATACACATCTTCAATGTCAACCCCAATGTCTTTAAACAAGCCATCAGTATTGAATCGGCTTGGAGCCACCACCTCTTGCTGGCGCAAAATAGAGTAGACAGCCATAGTTCCATCACCGTTCAACATGAACAGCGTGTCTGATTCCTCAGTTGACGTAGCCTTACGCATCGCCAATTCCTGTGGATTGTTAATCAGATGGCTAGAAAGCAAGCTGATACTGGTACTGACATACGACAGCGTTGTATCGCTAAACTGAAACTCGTTTAAGGCTTTGCCTTGACGCTGGACGTATAACGTACCAGACTGCAAGATTTGCACTCGGATGCCTTCACGCGAACCGCTACGGCTCACAGCCTTCACAAAGAAGTTAGCAGGCGTGATTGGATCAAGGCCAGACTGAGCAACGTAGAACTCACCACCAGTCGTAAACAATTGCAGGTCACGACCAGAGATCATGTCCGTAATGACGTTAAGACTGTTGGTGTCCAATGTGGCTTCAATGGCATCGTCGTCATAAGCCTGGTCAGGTGTGAAGTCAAAGAACAGATTGACCTTGCTACCCCAGACAGTAGATGGACGAGACTTGGAGCCACCAAAGTACAAACGACCTTCATGGAAAGTACAAGTACGAGGCCAGCCTTTTGACGAAGACCATACATCTTCATAGCCAGATTCGTATTCCCATGCACCCGAAGCAACAGCAGTAGTGTCAAAGAATGGAACTTCTGTAACGGCTGTCACTACAGTGGCGCTGGTATAACCAACGATACGAGCGCGACCTTGTGGCGTTGCATTGACATATTGACCAACGCTACCAGCAGAAAACACAGAGCCACTAGCAGTCAATGTGATGCTTCCAGATACAGCAGATGGAGTAAGCGTGTACGATGGATTGCTTGCAGAAAGCGTGTAAGCATACTTAGGAATGCTGGTAAACGTGATGTTACTGACAGTCCAGCTTGCATCTGTAGCACCACGAACAATCTTAATTGGGTTAATGTCTTTGTGCGTGATGATGAGCGTGTCAGCAGATTGAGTCCAACACATTGTTGACAAGATGCTGCTAGTAACAGCAGACACAGCCAAGTAGTCATTGCCAGAACCATTGATGTTTGTAATCAATGTCTTGTCTTTGAAAACATACATACGTTGATTAACGAAGATCAACATATAGCTATCGTCAACGCTAAACTCAAATGGAACACTGCGAGTGCCACCAGAAGGAGATGCACCGCTAGGAAGCTCCATAAGGTACTTCAGGCCACCACGACGACGAACACCGCCTTGCGGTTGAACCAATACGTTAGTCAGTGTCTCAGCACCATTCTGGTATTGCTTTAAATCAACACGAGCGCGAAGCAGTGGATCAATCTCACCACTGCTGAAGTTTGTCTGGATGCTGACTAATCGTGTCATCAGTTCCTCACTGCGATCAGGCTGAAGTCTTCAAATGCAACGGTTGTGTTACCTTGACCGTCAATAACCATTGCGGTACGGAAGTAACCACCACGACCATTCTCACCAGGCGTACCAACAGCAGTAACTTGCCATTGTTGAGCCTTAGTAACTTGGTCAGTAATAGGGTCAGCCAAGTGCCAAGCCATCATGTACTTGAGCAATTGGATGAAATACGAAGGCATCTCAGCCTCCGTAGGAAGGAATTGGTAGTCGATAACGACTGTTTCTTGGTTTGTCAACAGCTTGTCACCTTGAATGTTCCACTCAGTGAAAGTGCCAGCGCCAACTGCTGTGCTGTTGTAAGCACGACGAATAGTACCCAAGCGGTCCGATGGAAGCTGGTATTCGTACTTGTATTGGTTGACAGGAGTATTGATAGTCCTTGCCAACTGGACCTTCTTAAAAGAGAAGGACCAAGGAAATGATTGCAGCGTAGACTTTTTCAAGTCTGGGTAAATGCGATCACAGACGTTAGCGCTATTCGTACCTTGATTAAAAGACGAAATTGGAGCAGCGCCAAGCAAGAGCAAAGCGTCAGAGCAAACTTTAAGATCGGTATCACCACTTGCCATATATCACCTCTAAATGCGAGAAAGGCCAGCCCCCGAATACTCAGTGACTGGCCTGTTCAATTGACTACTGATTAGTCAGAGTCAGTTGCGGTAACGGTCAAACCGTCAACAACGTCAACCACAGTACCGCTGTTAGCGTTCACCCACACGATTGTCATCGCGGGAGTGCCACCAGTGCTGGTATGACAGAAGATGATGTCGCCAACTTTAAGCAACGATGCCATGCTATTGAAATAGCCAGCAGTGTTCACATCAGCAATTGCGTCTGTAGTGGTGTATGTCCACATTTGTGGAGCAGCACCAGCTTTAGATTGTGCGCCTGCGGCGTTAAAACCAGTTGTAGAAAAAGCCATGATTAGTTCTCCTTATTCGCGGCAAGTGATGGCAACAACGCCACCAGCGTCGATTGCAACTGCGCCAGCCGAGAACATCGAAGCTACCAACCAAGAGGTTTTCTCAGGGATGTAGTTGATTTCAGAGCGAACACCCATGCCTTCAGCCATGCCGATTGCATTCTTGTGGTAAGCGTAAACCACACGGTCAGAGCCAGAGCCGCCACCAGTCAAGCCGCCTTCAGAACGATCACCCAAGGTGATGAACTTAAAGCCCAAGAAGGTGTCCAACTCGCCTTGCACCAAAGCCTTCACTGTGTTGAAGTCGCTGGAAGTCACAGCAGTCTCAGACAGCAAGTTGCTCAAGTTAGAAGCGTGGATAACCAAATAACGGTCTTCCATTGGCACGTTGTTAGCGTTCATCAAACGCTGTGCTTCGCGCAGTTTGGCAACGCTCAAGTTGGTATCGCTACCACCGATGTCGTTGGAAACTGTCAAGCTGGTGCTTGAGTTAGCCAAAGCATTGATAATCAATTGGTCAGAACGACGACCGATAGCTTTAGATACGACTTGTACCAATTCGCTACGCTCATCAAAGTTCACCTTGGCTTGGTTGAAGATGTCGCTGTATTCAGCGGCGATCCAGTCTTCCAAGGTCACGGTGGCTTGTGAGTAAGTCACGTTCAATGGTGTCACATCAGTTTGCGGAACGCGAACTTGTGCAACGCCAGAGCCAATCTTAGGGAATTTGTGTGTAGACGCAGTAACGCCAGTGCGAAGACGGACAGTGTTACGCAGGACAGCATCAGCTTGATATGCCTGTTTAACTTCCGCATCGAACAGGGTTACAAATGCGTTAGAAATGCTAACTGACATTGTGTTTCTCCTGAAACGGTTGTTGAAAGAGTTTATTGCCGCTGGTTGTCCAGATAACTCTGGGCCTTGACTTGTGCTTTACATCGCACCGATGAGCAGGCTACTGCTGTTATGGGCCTTGCGGTTGTCCATGTTTACATTATATAGCACAGCTTTTCTACTTGTGCAACTATTTTTTAGACATAGCTTCCCCAAGGGTGGATAGCCAAGGTATCCTTCCCCTCCCGAAGGGACTATCAAGTAGTCCAATCCAGAGTACCCATGAGGTAGCGATTCATCCAACAGAGCGCTTGTCCCACCGCTTTCACTCTGTCTACCCTAGTCCCTCGCTAACAGGCTAGTAGGGTTATCTGCGGGGTGTAACGCAGCCCTGTGTTTCCTTCCACGCCACCCATGCAGGTGCTTAATATCGTATGGAGTACGGTTGTTGTGGAAGGTGGGAAACCTACTTCTGTCTCGGTACGCCATCCCCGAGCTTTGTTTTAACTAGCGCGTATCCAAAAGTAGATTTCCCAAAACAAAAGCCGCTTACTACTGCCCCGTAGTGGTTCCCCTGTACGGGGCGAGGCATGAGTAAACGGCTTCAATTTGTTGACCACTACGACAACAGTTTCAGTATAGACGAAAAAAAGCCCCCTGACAAGCAGGAGGCCAAATTTCCACCCAAGGAAACTTTATCCGTAGCGTTTTTCAAACAGCTTCTCTACCTTGGCACGGTAGCTGGCATCTGTCTTGTACTTAGGATCACCAACCATTGCGTTCAAGTCTTCATCAGACATAACGCCATCACCACCAGTATTCTTGATGGTGTCAACAGGAACACGGCCTTCGTAAGTTTCACGCAACTTCATCAAGGCTTTCATGCCATTGGCTGTTCCACCCCAGACTTTGTATTCCTCAAAGTCATTGGCAGACCAAAGAGTTGCTGTTGAAGAATGCTTCACTGGCAATCACTGGTGTCTACACAGCGGCTGATGATGGCGTATTGAACCCTGCCACTATCAAGATCACACCTGGAGCAATCATCCCTGT